ACCAAGTCAAATACAACCGCATTGGAACCGGCGAATCAGGAGCCTATAGAGTGATCAAGCTCGGTAATATCCGTTCAATTACCAGAAACTTCTGGGAACCGTTTGAATATTCCGTCAGCAAACAGGGTCACTTGCTTGCCCACATGGTCGATGACTCCGCCGTGCAGCGCAACGTGCTCAAAGGAATCAACGATGGCCTCTTGCCCTATCACAACAATGATGCAGCTGCCGTCCATGACAGCCTCATCACTTATTTGGACAATCATAAGCGCGGCCTCCCTTCGGAGAATGGTATCGGGATCGGCCAGCGCAATGAGATCAACGCCCTGCTGACCTCCTTCTCCAAGAATCACCGATCAATTAACCCGCTAGCTCATGAGTTCGGACCGCAGGGGGTCATCCGACGCATTCGTATGGACCGCATCGAGGACATGAGCCGTGTGGTTGACCAGGACAAGGGATCACCCACCTACGGCCAGCCCAAAGCGGGGTTCCATTTCGATTATTTCAAGGTCAACAACAACATGATGCCGGATGCCGGTGGTGGTGGTAAACCGTTGGGATCAATGTATGCTCCAGATGTGGGCCCAAAACCTGGATTTATTCCAAAACTCTCCGCCGTGGAAGCAATGTCACAATGGGGAAATTTTTCACGCCGCCCGACATTTCTTAAAGATCACAAAGTTTGGGTGATTTCCCAACTCCGTGACCTTTCCAATGCGCAGGGGTGGAATCATGGATGGAAAATCGATCCTGAGCACAAAGGACCCTATCCTTGGGTCTATTATTCAGACACGCCAGCAGGGCAGATTTCATTTCATTCTTCAAAACCGGACACGATGGATCATCCCGAGCTTGATTCTGCAATGAAACAACTCGGGCAGGCCCGACAAAATTTCAGAAACTCCATTCCTTCACAGGATTTTCCTGATCTTTCGATTTCACAATCGTTGCGAAATGCATTGGAGTCCAAAACGAATTTTTCCAAAGGCGGCACTGCGGACGCGGTTCGATCCAAATTGATGGAAGGAATTTCTATAGAGGATCTGGTTAATGAGGCCCACGGAAATAATTCTTCCATAAAATCATTACTATACAAAATCAAGTCGGGTTGGGATGCCGTTCCCGAATTGGCAGCTGATCCTATTTCCCAAAAAATCCTTGAATATCATGAGGCGGCCAAATCAATGGACGATTCAAAAATTCAAGAAGCGGAGAAAAACCTTAGAAGGGTGCAAAATCCAATAACCAAGAAAATCTACGAAGGAGATTGGGATGGTGTCAGGGGGCAACAAGTAGTTCGGCTTGCTAAATTGCAGGAAATGTTCCCCGGTTGGCTTTCCCCTAAAGGAGGGCCACCGCAGTGAGCGCCGGGAATACTGCGGACTCAGGATCTGGCGCAAAGGCCTTTTCCCTTTATTACCAGCAACCCCTCGACGAATCTCGGGGCGTTGCAGTGAGGCTGGATCTGCAACGGTCTTTGGCAACTTGGCCAATGAATGTGTCCCACTATTCGCGGTTATTGTCAATCGGAATTCTGACTTAACAGTCTAACAGCCTTAACCGCTAACAGCCTTTCCCACACATGAAACGCCTTCCTTCATTCAAAGCGCTCAAAGCGGAATTGGCGGAAGCGTCTCAAGTTGCCGAGATCAGCAGGTTAAAGGATCAACTCAAGGCCTCTGAGTCCTCAAAGGCAAAGCTCGCCGCAACCCTCGACCGGCACCTCCACACTCCCAAGGCCCGTGCCATCATCCCATCAAAGCCTACCCGTCGAGGCAAGGATGACATTGTTCGCGTCATCATTCCGGACACTCATGGTGCCAAGGTAGATCAAAAAGCGCTCGAGGCCTGTCTCGGCGACATCAAGGCCCTCGATCCCAATGAAATCATCCTCCTGGGTGATCATGTCGACTGCGGGGGATTCCTCGCCCAGCACCATGTGATGGGATTTGTCGCTGAATCCTCCTACACCTATGAGGCTGACATTGCGGCCACCAATGCCTTCCTCGATGCGCTACAGGCCGCCTCACCCCGTTCCAAAGTGGAATATATCGAAGGGAATCATGAGCGACGTATCGAGCAATGGGCCATCACCCAGACTCTCCGCAACTCCAAGGATGCCGAATATCTTCGCCGGGCCTTTGCCCCCGAGTTCTTGCTTCGGCTTAAAGAACGGGGCATTCCATACTATCGGCAATCGGAATACTATGATGGTCTTTCACTTTCGGGGACGATCAAGAGGGGCAAGTGCTATTTCACCCACGGCTCATCAACTTCAAAGCAGGCGACGACGACGATGCTCTCGTCCTTTGCCGGGAACATTGTCTTCGGTCACACTCATCGGGAGCAGTCTTCCTCGGCGCGCCCGGTGCATACCGGACAGATAAAGTCATGGAATCCAGGATGTCTCTGCGAACTACAGCCCCTTTGGTGCCATACATTCCCAACATCCTGGACCCATGGATTCGCCATTCAATCCGTCGCTAAGAGTGGGGAATTTCTTCACCTCAATATTCCCATCATCGGTGGGAAGTCCCTATTAGGACAATTGGCAGGGAAATTCCAATGAGCACCATTAAAACAATCGCCCCACCATCCGTGGAGAAAATTCGCACCTTAAGTTCTTCCGATGTTGTGCCGCCGGGATGGTTTAGCCGACACGATTTGGAAAAAGCGTGGAATATGCGAAGCGCTTATACTGCAAAATTGACACGGGATGCTGTAGAAACAGGAAAGGCGGAAATGAAAAAATTCAGAGTCCAAAGAGGAAGTTTTATGATGAAAGTGCCTCATTACAGGTTCAAATAATTACCGATTGAAAGCACGCAAGTCCTCAAGCGAGAGTCCGTCGCTCTCAAACTCCCTGACTCCGTAATACTTCTCGGTCGTGGTGACCGAACGATGGCCGAGGCCCTTCTGGGCGGCATAGACTCCGGATTTCTCGCTCATGGCGGATCCGAACTGTCGGCGTAACAGATAAGCCTTCTTGCGCTCTCCATCAGCGCTGCGGTCGATGTAGCGGTCCATAAAAGCATTGATGCCACGATAACAAATCTCGTGTCTGGCGGTCTTGTGGCGGGCAGGAACAACGTATTCATCATCGGGACTGCGGAATGCCTGTAATTTATGCCAAATTTCAACGGGAACTCGATGGGATACGGCCTTGGCCTCCTTGTAATTGCCCCGGACGGTGAATCGGGTGATGCCATGCTGCATCACAAAGTTCGGCCAGGTCGTCACGAAATCTTCCCAGCGGAGTCGGTAGACCATGTCGTTTCGCAGACCGAAACATGACATGAGGATGTAGGCAACCCAAACTGGGGAGCGCTCGGAGTAAAGCTGCTCGGCACCAACTTCCAAATCGATGAACTCCTGAGCACTGAACGGAACAAATCCCGTTTTTTCATTGGTCTCAAACTCGTAAGAGCAGGATCGGAACATGGTCAGATCAGGTAGCTTTAAATTCTTGTAAGTGTCCATCCGAGATCTCTTAAACACGGACCTGGCGTGGACGATCTGAGAAGAGATCGAATGATCTGGTCGACCGCTAGCGCGAGCGTTCTTCACAAAATCATCAATGAGCTCCTTGGTCAAAATGTTGCTACGCAAGCCGGAAACATCCTGCCGACCGGTGGAATCCTTGATCAATCCCTGCAACTGCCCGATGTAATCCATGGCAGTGCGCTTTGCAATCTTGAGCGTCGGGATCGATGCCTCCCATGCCAGGACAATCTCCCCGATGGTGCAAAAATCATTCTTGGTTCGGAGCCGGTCGAGCTTGGAGGTGTCTCCAGTAGTCTGTGACTCCTCAAAGGTCTTGAGGAATATAATGGCTTTTGCAATGGCAACTTGTCGGATGTCGGTTTTAAGGGAATGCGTCACGACTTTGCCCTGGCGCTCAAAACGCAAATTGTAAAATGGACTTCCCTTGCGGGTGGTGAGTCGGTAGCTTCGACCGCCATGAATGAAGCCGTCCTTATCCTTGGTCACCTGAGCCTTTTCGGGCTGGGACTGCTGTTTCTCGGATTTTGCTACGACCTTTGCTACGGATTGCGTGTTCATGGAATGAGTTGTTTCTTTGCTACGGATTTTGCTACGGATTTGCTTCGTTTTGATATGTTGCAAGGATTGTCTAGGATTGCTTCGGGGTCAAGTGAATTTACAGAGAAGAATCAACTCATTGTAAGAAATTTCAGAGTCACGCCGCTTTAGCTCAGTTGGTAGAGCATCTCATTCGTAATCAAATTTCTCTCTCTGTAAAATCTATTTTGCTTCGGTTTTTGCTACGGATTTTGCAATTGGGTAGCCAAGTTGTTTTGCAACTTTATCTGCTAGGGATTTGGTTTTTTGAGTTTTGATTTCCAATTTCAAATGTTCGGCTTTGATTTTCTCAATGATGTCAAATCCTCGGACCAGGTCATTGTATTCTTTTGTGGTAATCGCTACGTCGGTAACATCGATGTGGTTGTCGATGGCAAATTGGTCCCATGCTTTTGAATCTTTGGAATGAGGCAAAAATTTGCTATCATCTGATTGATTCTTTATTGGGAATGGCCCCATGGATGCCAGCATGGCAAGGTCGTTGGCGTTTTGTTGCCTCACTTGAGCCCAAGCATCTCTGCAAGCTGCGGCTTGTGCTTCCATTCCGTAGGGATCTGGGTTGGCTGTGACTACTGGGATGACTTGTCCTCGAGGAGTTGATGCCAGGGATGCAGCGGTGATTGCGCCCAGGACGTTGCCTTGTTCGCCAATGACGTTGAAGCCGTTCCATGTGCGTTGTATGGTGGTGCTGGAGTTGTCGCCGGTGATTAAGGTATTCCCATTTGGCAAAGGGTTGACAATGTAACTGCCCCCCGGCTCGTTGACAACGTAGGCCGCGCCGGTGCAAGTCATGGCCCATAAGATTGCAAGAACTGCAAAGTATTGTGCGGTTTTCATAGGATTTTAAGGTGAATTAGTTTGGAATCCAACAGATCGTGTGTATAACAATAGTGCGGTAGTTCGTTTCTCGTACAATCTAAGCTGTTTGCTGAAGCGCTGGCGGAAGGTTAGTTACCCCCCCCCCATGTTGTTGAATATCAACAACTTGTGAAATATCTGTAGGGCCTTTTAGGTAGCCGTGAAGGGGAGTGCGTTTGAATTCTTCTGAGCGCCTCCAAGCCGAGATCAAAGCCTCCCTCATCCAGGTGGATCGCGTGATGCGGTCCCGTTTGGCTAATTCGTCAATCCGGGCAACCAGATCCTTCTCAATGGAAAATCCAACCTGAGTCGAATCTTTCCCAAGAATGCGTTTCTTTGAATCTCTCACGTTTCCATTCTAACACTTTTTAAAGGTTTTCAAAGTCTTTATTTCCCAGTCTGTAAAAATCTGTGAAAGATTTTGTTGCTATAACCTGTGAGAGTCTGTAAAAGGTTCCAAAGTAATCAATCAACTTATGGAATACAAAACCACCATAGCGGCCTCCGGAGTCTCACTGGATCTAGTTCAGTGGATCGACGAGCAGGCAAAACTAAAGTGCACCAATCGGTCGACGATCATCCGCCAGATTCTTATGCAGCGTCTTGCAGAGGAGTCGCCATCCATGGCCAAACACCCAGCCCCGGAGGCTGCGTGATCGCGCTTTTCTTTGGAATTCTCGGGGCATCAATCGGGATCTTCCGCCGGGAGGTTGCTGAGGTGTTTTCCATGGTGGCCATTGAAGTGATGCGTCGCAATCGTTGCTCGCTAGATCGCTTTCTCTCAGCTCGTAGCCGCTCAAGTTATCGGGCCTCTCTTCGCTAATATGAATCCTGAGATTCTTGAGCTTGAAATCAAGAGAGGTCGCGATCGTCTGACTCTCCGGAAGGTTATGCCTGGTGAGTTGTTGCAGGCGGTCCACGGCGCCGCTTCTTTTTTTTATGAGGTGGCTATTAACGGGGCGGTGAGGTCGTTCACAAATGATCCAGAAGTTGCACAGGCGGTATGGCGTGGGTGTCATCGGTGGTTGCTCACGGGTCGCTCGGCAACTGCGGAGGTGCTTCCATGATTAAGCTGCGTCGATTCTGGTCATGGTACAAACTTGTGACTGGCTGTTCCTACGATGTTGATCGTATTAGGCGTGCACGGTTGCTTCTTAACGGGGGATCGATTCATTAGTTATGAAGAGCGCCAATGCCAAGCAGGGTGAGCGTTATTTGAGGACACGAGAGGTGGCGTCCTTGCTATCGATCCACCCAAACACGGTGCGTCTCTGGGTGCAAGATGGGCAATTTGGAGAGGTGCTTCGTCTTTCTCCTAAGGAGCATCGGATTGCTGAGAGTTCGCTCAATCAGTTCATTAAAGCCCGGCTAGCATGAATCACGATCTCATCGAGGCGTCACTCGGCGCGGCCCTTTTCTTTTTTTTATACGCCTGTTGGAGGGCAAGAATGTGAAGAGTCTTCTGGAAAATTCACAGCTGCTTACTGCCTCAACTCCGATGTTGTTTACGTCCGAGGAGATGCAGCAGGAGTTCATTGGGGATCCGGCTGCTCAAGGTCATTATTCCGCGGAACGGTTATTTTCCTCAAGGCCTGAGATCTATAGGGAGATCGTTGACCAACTTGCCCAGGGATGCAGTCGTCGGAGCATTAAGTTTCGATGCAAGGTTCACCACTACACGATCGACGCCGTTGAAGAACGTGAGTCGTCTACTATAGACACGCTTAAGAAAGCGTTCTCACGAAAGTGTTACCAAGGTGGAAACCGGATCCTCGAATCCTTACTGGATGATGTTGACCAGAATAGATTGAAACCTGAGGCAAAGGCCTTTGCCCTCACCACGCTTGTAAACACCGGCCAACTCCTCTCCGGTGGGGCCACGGCTAGGGTGGAGAAAATTGAGAAGGTCAGTATCGATCTGCAGCTTCGTGAGGCCTTGGATGATCTTCCCCTCATCGATGCCGAGATCGTTGAGATCGATCCCCAAATCAATTTGGCGCCGGGAAATGAATCTGCATTGTCGCTGCCTGATTTGGGGTCATCTCATGAGCAATCAGATGTTTCAGAGGCATCCTACTCTGTTGAGTCGTCGATTGCTTCGGGTTCTGCTTCGGGTTTGACCGACCCACTGCCAACTGAAGAGGGGGGGAGGGGGTTGGATCCGACACTGACCTCCGAAAACGGCGACTCATTAGTCTCCTAGAAATTTTATGGGAATGCCTTCCTCCATTTCGCCTCAACTCGGGCAAACAATTCAACGGTTAATAATTTTATCCGTGCTTTCTCGGATAGGAGCCGGGGGGCTCCTTCATGCACCGCTCGATCCGGTGAAAACCGAGGCGATCGATGACAGCCGGGAATAGACCGGCACCATTTTCAATTCATGAAACAAAAAAACAGCGCAAAAAAAGAAAGGGGCGACATGGTCGCACCCAAAAAAGAAACCCCCGATCCCAAGGTCATCCTGGTCGATTCCGGATTGCACTCAGTAGTACCGAGTGAATCTCACTTACCGATTCGGGAAAAAAAGAGCCCGGCAAGCGGTGATGATCCTGTAGTGAGTTATTATGAGGCCAAAGTCTCTGAGATATTAGGACTCCCCATTGAAGACCTGATTTGGCTCAGGAAAGGCCTCCTCGAGCTGGGTCATGGGTTCCACCGTAATGATGGCGGAGTACAGATCACTGGAGCAGGCCTTCGTGAGATTGAGGAGGCCCTGTCGGAGAACAAGACCCTGATCTGCGTGAAGTCGAACCTTCCCAACCCTCAGCTCGTCCTGGCACGGCATCCTGGTAACGACCAGATTGTCAGATGCCGGGTGGCTGACAGCAGTCCTTGGTGCAAGGGAATGATTATGACCGACTGCACGGCTGCAGCCGGGGCGTTCCTTTATGTCTGCATGACCCGTCCAAAGTTCAAGGGGAGGATCTGATGCACTTCTACAGATTCTTCATCAACGATTACATGGTGGCCACCCGTCACCTCACCAACGAGGAGGACCTATGCTACCGGAGATTGCTGGACCTCTATTATACCGAGGAGACCCCGCTGGCAAATGATAAGCAAATGCTTTCACGAAAGATACAAGTGGAAGCAAATGTCATCGAGGCGATCCTTTCGGAATACTTTGATCTCACTCCTGAGGGATGGATTAACGATCGAGCACTCGCTGAGATCACCGCATATCGCGGAATGTGCGAGAAAAGAAGCGGTGCGGGCAAATCTGGTGGGAGAGCAAAAGCCAAGCAAAAGAAAGCAAGAGCCAAGCACTTGCCAAGCACTTGCCAAGCAATTGCACCGATATCAGTAATCAATAATCAGCAATCACAAGATACCCCTATAGTCCCCAATGGGGACGTTGAGATCGAAGTTGAAGGCATCGATAATGAATCCAGCCAAGTCTACTCGTCGGATTTCTTAGCCTTCTGGGAGGCATTTCCAGAAAAAAAAGAAAAGGGCCGCGCTTGGAAAACATGGAAAGGGCTTAAACACCGCCCCCTGGTCAATGAGTTGATTGAGTCGATCCATCTGCAATCCATCGACCGCGCCCAGGCCAAGTCGAAGAATGAGTTTTATCCCGAGTGGAAGAATCCCGCCACATGGTTGAATGGCACCTGCTGGGAGGACGGCCTTAAATACGCCGCAAAAAAAGAAAGCGGCTCGGCGGCCAGTTGTCCTCCCGGATGGCGGGAGATTTTAATCGACTTGTATCCGGAGAATTTTCCCGAGGGAATCCGGACGGCCAATTTCCCGAATGGGTTTCATCTTTTGCCAGCGTCCCTACAGCAGGAGATCAGGGAACAGGCATCGCTCATTGCCGAGATCCGGTCAGACATTCACCGGGGATCAAGCCAGCAGGAGGCCGCATGATTTCCGCAACACGTTATCGTCGTGGGGAGCTTTCTTCCTGTGAGACAAAGCGGTTTTGGCAATACCAGTCTAGCGGTGCCGAGAGGTGGGTGCCTGTAGAGCGTTATGAGTCCCTACGCCACCATTCCGATCTGACATCCCAGGTTGCAGCCGCTGCTCGCGATTGGAATCAATCCCGCCGGGAAAGGAGGGCCGCATGATTTCTTTAAACATTTTTCAACGCAAACCAAGAATCACCGCTCTTTGCTTAGGTTTGGGTCGTACCCGGGAAGATTTAAAAAAACAACTAAAGTGCTTACATCGCAACATTGAGGAATTGGTTTCTTTCTATCCCGATGGGACATTCACAAACGGAAAACCGAATGGGGTTTTAGATTCTTTCAAGACAATTTATTGTGCTGATTGTTTGGCGTTTTATAAAACTCGTTTGAAGCCTCGCAAAGAGAGGAGGGCCGCATGAGGGTTCAGATTTTTAACAACTGGATCCGAGCCGAGGATGCCCAACCCGAGCGCGGGATCTTTGTCCTGGCCTGGGATGGCGAGGAGCATTTCCTAGCATTCTATGACCGGGGTTGGGTGAATGCCCACCTTGAGGAGGAGATTGATTCGGTGATCACCCATTGGTGTGAGCTGCCGGAGCCATCGGAGGAGCAACTATGAGCACGCTCGACCAACTTCCCCCATCCTCCCCAGATCACGAGCGTCGGGTGCTCAGCGCCATGATGCAGGATCCCGCAAACTGCGTGCCCGCGGTCATGGAGTCGGTTGGACCGGAGGCTTTCCGGGGCGGGGGTCACCGCACGATCGCCTCGGCCATCATTGGCCGTTTTCAAAATCGCCAAGGATGCGATCTGATCTCGATCTCCCAGGAGTTGCGCGACCGCAATCTTTTGGATGCCGCCGGTGGCATTGTCAACTTGACCGAAGTGGCCGTTGCGGCCCCCACGGTCATGAATCTCAAGGAGGATCTCGATGAGGTCCGCCGCAAAGCGATCTTGATGGCACTCTGGCAGACAGCCCACTCCACGCTCGATGCCGCCCGCAAGGCCGCCGATGAGGGGAATCCGGACGCCATGCTGGATGACATTGAGCAGGCTTTTTACGGACTGCGTCAGACCTTCCAGAGGCAGGATGAAATGCTCAAGCCTGCCAAGACTTTTATCTCGGATGCCATCGACCAGTTTGAGGCCGCTTTTAAGGTGCGCGGCACCGGGGTGCAGGGGATCCCGAGCGGGTTTGTGGACATTGACCGGATGTGCAATGGGTTTAAAGGGGGTCAGTTGATCGTCCTTGCGGCCCGTCCTTCAATGGGCAAGAGCGCTTTGGCGATGAATATCCTACAGGCTGCCGCCGAGAAGGGCCACGGATCGGCTTTGTTTAGCTTGGAGATGAGCGGACTAGAAATGGCCCAGCGCATGATCTGCGCATCAGCAGATGTCTCGCTTCAGCGGGTTCGGGATGGCTTTCTGGCCAAGACCGATTTTCCTCGGATCGCAAGCGCCGGGGATCGGGTGTCGCGTCAGAATATCTGGATCGACGAGACTCCGTCGCTTTCGCTTTATGCCCTAAGGGCACGAGCCCGGCGTCTCAAGATGCAGCATGGCATCGGTTTGATCGTGATTGATTACCTTCAACTCATGCGTTGCCCGAGCAAGCGGGGTGATGCGAACCGGGCGCTCGAGATCGCCGACATCACCGGGGGGCTCAAGCAGTTGGCCAAGGAGCTAGACCTTCCGATCATTGCCCTGGCACAGTTGAACCGCGAGGCCGAGAGGCGAGGGGAGCCGAAGCTCTCCGACCTGCGGGAGTCTGGATCCATCGAACAGGATGCCGACATCGTGCTACTGCTCCACCGAAACAAGGAGGATCCAAGCGAACCAAGCAAGCTCTATGTGGCCAAGCAGCGCAATGGTCCCGTTGGTCCGATCGACCTGATGTTTGATGGGGAAAAGACCCGGTTCAAGGATTGCACCGACAAGGCTTACAGCAATGACGAAGGCCATCGGCAGGGCAACTACAAAAAGAAGGCCGCTTAAAACAGCGCGTCACATTTTTACCCATGACCGACCAACCGGCAACTCCAAATCCGAAGTTCCGCATCAGCAGCGTCCTGATCGGAGCTCCTTACATCATCCGACAACCGGATAACCTGCTTATTCCCGTCTCCGATTGCCGGGTGATCGTTGAAAACGGAGGGATCTATCAGCGCCCCTTGTTAACTTTTGGGCTCAGCAAGGAACGGGTTATCCAGGCATGGGATACCGAGCACGAAAAATTCCACAAGATCAACCCCTATCAAGATCCACTCCAATGACACCCATTCCCATGACACCCATACCCCCGGAAATCCAGAATCCCTTTAAGCTCATGACATCAACCTTGAATGTTTTATCTCATCGTTCATGAAGGCCTCCCACCCCCGAAAGAACGGAAAGACCATCCGGCTGGAAATCAGTGAAGAGGGAGGGGAGATCAGTGCACGGGAAGCCGAGACTATGAGGATCCGGTGCGAGGCCTTCCTTCACAAAAGGGACCCGTTCTGGCGCGATCCAGGCACATTTTGTTTTGGAACAATTGGATCAAGGAGGAAGGCTGCATGACGCCCGTCGAATCCCCAGCTCGGTCTTTGGCGATCTCACTTTTGGAGTTGGCCGTGGAAGACTACGTCATCCTGCGCGAGATCGGGGCCGTCACCGGCACCGTGATCGATGTTTCCAGATGGCGCTACGAGGTCAACAAGCGTTGGCGCTACTCACCGAACGGTTATGACCGAGTCGTCATGGTGCAGGAGTTGATTGAGTTCCTTATGGGGGATCATTTTGAAATGCTTTGCGATTTTGTTTCCACCGAGGAGGAGAAATGGCAGGCATGGCAGTTCCGCCAGCGCCTAGGACTTGTGCCTGGAGCGACTAGGTTACTCGGAAGCGGTGACCTCTGGTGGATCGTGACTCCGGATTCGTGGGCTGAACGCCGGAAAAATTCCGTCGACGGAAGCCGGTTGGCCGTCATGCCGATTTTTAATAAGGAAGCGACCGAAATTAACACGATTGCCAAGGGCCATCATGATGAAACTGAAAGAAATGCCGCTTAGTTCACTGCTGCGAGAAGAGTACCGGGGAGAATGTGTCGACCAGGATGCCACCTCGAAAAAACTTGTTGATGAATTGCCAACACGACCCCATGAAAGCACCCACTCGGTGCTGACAGAAGCGCTGGAAGCCACTTCTGGGGATCGAAGGCGCGATTATGACCACGCCTTACCGAATCACCAGCGCATTGCTCTGTATTGGAATGCACACTTACGCGCCATCGGAGTCCTTGGCAAGAATGCCGAGATCAGTCCGGCGGATGTTGCCATGATGATGATTTTACTCAAGGTGGCCCGGCAAGCCAAGACGCCCAAGAGGGACAACCTGGTCGACATTGCGGGTTATGCCCGGTGCGTTGCCCAGATCGAGGAGATGGAACCCTGACCGTTGTGATTTTTTCACGTCAGCAAACCCCAACACCCATACCCATGACACCAGAAGAGCAACGCCAGTACCAACTTGGAGGGGAGATGATGCGCGAGCGCCTCATTGCCCTTATCCATCATTATTACACCTCGCTCAAGACCTTCCATGGCCCTGAGGACGATCGGTGCGCCCTCCTGCGCAATATCCGAGATGACATCCGTGCCGATCAGGAAAAGGAATTCAACGCACAATCTTAAATGAGCGACTTAAAATTAAAAGCAGCGTATGAAGCCGCCGAAGCCAAGCGCCGCAAGGTAGCGATCACCGGAGACAAGGAGACCCTGCCCATGGATTTTGGAGAGTTTGCAGGGTTTGATGTCATCGATAACCCTGGCAGCTACGCCGAAGACCCGATCTGGAAACGCTACTGGAAGACGGAAGGGATCCGAGCAGTGAATCCCGACGGATCGATCATCACGGATGCCATGGAGCGCTTCCGTCAAGCCTTTGAGCTCGGTTACTTGGCTTGCAGAAAACTGGAAAAATCAAAATGAGCGCCGGGAAGGGATCTGCTCCCCGCATCAACATCCGCAAAACGATCCGATTGCGGGACCGCAAGATGGGCCGCGAAGCGGCGGTCGGCATGGCCCACTACGGGGCGATACCGCTGATTGAGCTGGATCCGCGCCAAGGTCAGAAGGAGCGCCTTGGGACCTTACTCCATGAGCTCCTGCACATCGTCTTCCCGGATCTTGATGAGGATCAAACCATTCTCTGCGAGCAACGCATTGCCTCCGTTCTCTGGAACGACCGATGGCGTCGGATTGAGGCCGATCTCTCTCAACCCCAAGAACAGCAAATCAAACCCAAAACCCAAAAAACAAAATGACACCAACCGAACAACCCAACGAATCTTTCAAAGGATCTTTTGTGCTTTTTAAGAATGAAAAGAAAGAAGGGGATCATCCCCGCAAGCCGGTCTATTCCGGATCCATCGAGCTGCCCGACGGGACAAAATACGATCTGGCAGGCTGGATTAACGAAGGAAAGGTCGGATCCAAGATCGAAGGTCAGAAATATATCAAAGGAGAGGTCAATCTGCCCTGGGTGCCTCAAGCCAAGATTATTGCCCAAAATCCAATTAAAAATGATGACCTGCACCAAGGGGATGAAATCCCGTTTTAATGATGGACGACACGCTTAACCCAAACGTGGCCCATGCAACCGGTTCCGAAACGCATTCGGTTCGCATCACCATACCAGAAACAGATGAACCAGAATCCGCTTGGGAAAAACTCTGGGACAAGGTCGATGACCTGATCGACCGCGCCCGGATCAAAAAGGAAAAATCACAATGAGCGATACGCCACGCACTGACGCTAAATATAAAGATCACGAATGGGATATAATGGATCACATTCCATTAGAGTTTTGCTCGTCAGCTTGAGTTAGAACTCAAAGCATCTCTTGAAAACCAACTCAAATTACAAGCCGAGGTCGCAAGGCTCCATGAGCGACGCGAAAAGTCCTTTTTGAGCTAGAGAAAGTGCCATTCCAAAACCCAAAACTGACCGCTTTCACGGCCCATCGTTTAGCCGACAGGTATCGTGAACAACTCAACCAACTAACCAAATGAACCCTGACACTTTTAACAAAGCATTGGATGCTTGCGTTGAATACCGACGATTGTTGGATGAAAAAACCAACGAGGTTGCAAGGCTCAGGGAGCAATTAACCAGAGTGCTCCTAATAGCTGAAACCTTTAGGTTCTACACAAGAGACTCCGAATGGAGGGACATGAAAAACGAGCTTGATAAAATCAAGGCTGAAATCAAATGAGCGACACGCCACGAACAGCTGCAGAAGTGAAATATACATTCAGCAGAGAATCGCTGGATATTGATGAGGACGGAACTCTTATAGGTTGCGAATTTGCTCGTCAGCTTGAGAGGGAACTCAACGCCTCTCTTGAAAACCAAGTGAAATCAATGGAGAGGCTTGTTGAACAACAAGATTTCACATTAAAGGCCGCTACATTGTTATCAAAAGCCGTGTTGCAACGAGACCGAGCGATTGAGATTGCGGATAAAATGGAACAAAGCATCGACACTATGTTTTATGCAGGAGGCAGGGTGAAGTTGCCGATTTTTAAGAAGTTTGCGGTGCTCAAAGCTGAAATTTCCCAATGATTCAGACCCCGCATCCCGTACATGCTTTGGTGGAGTTGATTGGCCGCCGCAAGGATGGCACCATTGCCGCCAGGGTCGGGGATCGGGAGCGGATCTTTACCAAGGATCAGCTAAGTGACTACATCACCCGGCGTGAAGAGGGGATACGCCTGGAGAAGATCGACCCATTGCGATACGGAGTCGAGCCGGTCAGTTGGACGCGGGCAGATAAGGAACGCGCCCGGCTGCGGGAGAAGATCCCCGTGGGCGTGATCGAGGAGTGGAATCTGGGAGGCAACCGAGCGGGCAAAAGTGAGCGTGCGGCCAAGCGGATTGTCGAGCTGATGCTTGGTAAAGAAAGTTCCAAGGTCTGGTGCCTCCAATCGACCGAGGCCTCTTCCATTGAGAACCAACAAGGCTTGGTCTACAAATACCTTCCCCCCGAATACAAGACCGACTCGGGCAAATTGCGTCAAGGCACCACGACCCGGATCAACTATTCGGTGGCCGGTGGATTTACGGAGAACAAACTCGTCCTTCCCAATGGATCGATGTGCGTTTTTAAATTTTACAGCATGGATGTCAAAAGCGTCGAGGGAGCCGAGCTGGACTGTGCCTGGGCAGATGAATTGATCACCCCCGACTGGTTGGAAGCTCTCCGCTACCGGCTTTTGACCCGAAACGGCATCCTCCATGTGACCTTTACGCCGGTGGCCGGTTACACCCCGACCGTGGCTTCCGTGCTCAATGGGGCGGTGACCACCGAGAGCACTCCGGCGGAGCTCCTGCCCAAAACGAGTGGTGACGGATTTGAAATGGTGCCGTTAATTCAGCAACCCATCAACCGGAATGCCGGGATCGTCTATTTCCACACGATTGACAATCCTTACGGAAATTACCCCTCTCTAAAAGTCATCTTAGAAAACAAAAATCGGGAGACCATCCTGTGCCGGGCCTATGGGGTGGCCACCAAAAGCCGAGTCAGTAGGTTTCCGAGATTCCGCAACGATGTCCATGTCGTCACTGCCGACAAGATCCCGACTCAAGGCAGCAACTTTCAGATCGTCGACCCCTGTTCTGGTCGGAATTGGTTTGCCATTTGGGTCCGGGTAGATGTTCGCGGTCGCCTCTTTGTCTACCGGGAATGGCCGCCTGTGGATCGCTATATCACTGGCGTAGGAGTGGTGGGACCGTGGGCAACCCCCAGCGCCAACAAGTCGGATGGAGACCCCGGAGAAGCGCAAAAGTCGTTTGGTTGGGGGCTAAACGAATACAAGGAAGAGTTTGATCGTGTGGAGAAGGAGGCCGGAGAGGTCGTGATTGAGCGCTACATGGACTCACGTTATGCGGCCTCGGCCACTTTGCAGAAGTCGGGCATCACAACCCTGCTTGAGGAGTGTGACGACATTGGTCTCCACTTTCTGCCTGCCTCCGGCGAGAACATCGAGGAAGGGATCGATTTGATCAATAATCTGCTTAGTTATGACATCGACAAAGAGGTGAGTAGCACCAATGAGCCGCGACTCTTTATCTCCAGTGACTGCATCAACATGATTTATGCCCTGCAGGAATGGACCGGTGCCGATGGCCGAAAAGGGGCGCTCAAGGATGTGATCGATGTCCTTCGTTATGCAGTCTTGGCCGATCTGCAATACCTAGAAGGAGACATTTTAAGGCCACAATCTCATCCGAGCGGGTGTTATTGAAGCCTATAACCGAAATAAAGGTCGCAACGTAAAGGAAGGGATAAAGATTCCCCCCTTAAGCTCGGACTGATCGGCAACTATTCTGCCGACCTATGTCACTTGTCAACGACGGGACCGGGTCAAAACTGGAACGAATAGGAGCCTTGGATGCCGGGGGAGACCTCGGTGAGAATCTAGCCGTCTTGAGCGCCGAGTTGATCCAGTCGACCCGCGATGCGTTTTGGTACTACAACAGGAGCGAAACTGCTTATTCGACCCGGTTGAACCTTTGGAACGGCCAAAGCGCCGACGGACGCAAGCATGGGGCCGACCTCAATGCCCAGCCCTTCCCGTGGGAAGGTGCGTCTGACATGAGGCCACGGGTCATTGATGCCGCAATCAACGAACAGGTGATGCTCATGATGCAGGCCTTCACCAAGGCCAACCCTCAAGCCGTAGCCATGGACTCGGACGACATGGAGTATGCCGAAAAAGTTTCCACGCTGCTCAAATATGTCCTTTGGAACCAGATGCGACCCCAGATCCGCCGCGAGCTTCAGCTTGCAGCCAACTGGCGCCAGACCTACGGATCAAGCGTGACGGCGATCATGTGGGATCAGCAGTTGCGCCGCACCGTGCAGGATGTGACCCTTGACGGGCTTGCCACCATGCTTGCCGCGACCGACGACCCGCAAAAGCTGGCCATGGTCAAGCAACAGGTCATGGAGCAAGTCATGGATCCCCTCCGTGAGGAAGAGAACCTCCGCGTGCTCATGGGGATGTCACCCATCCTTAAGAAAGGACCCGCCCGCGCCTGTTTGAAAGAATTGCGCGAAACCGGAAAGACCGAAATTCCCGTACCCGAAGTCTTTGCGGCCATGCCCCGTTGGAGCGCTTTGCTTCCGATGGTCGATGTCTTTTTTCCGGCAATCACCGACGACATTCAGCGTGCCCCCTGGGTCGCCCATCGGGAGCGCCTAACCGAAAGCGAACTCCGAGACCGCATCAATACGCATGGTTATGACTCAGACTGGGTCGAGGCTGCGGTCAAGAGAAAGGGATTTGTGGTCGATACCTTGACCTCAAACCTTTTGCTCCTCTCCGAATCTCGTCGCAATTTCTGGGGCATCCTTGACTACGAACGGCGAGACCTAATAGAAATCTTTCACTTTCACAGAAAATCGGTCGATGATGACGGCATTCCAAATGTTTGGAACACGGTCCTCTGTTTGGGCGTGCGTGACATGGTCGGCCTCGATGAGGCCCTTCCCTATGAACATGGCCAATACCCTTATGTGGTGCACCAGCGGGAACAGATTGCCCGCACGATCCTTGAATCCCGGGGCATCCCAACCATTGCCGATACCTGGGAACATGAAATCAAAGTCCAGCGCGATGCCCGCACCGACAGAACAAGTATTTCCGTCCTCCCGCCGATCCTTGTCCCCGCGTCTCGTGGCGCCATGAACCTCACCTTCGGCCCCGGCACCAAGTGGCCGAGCCGGAGGGGCGAGGAGATCTCCTGGATGAACATCCCGCCGGGGGACGGATCCTCCATCGAGATCGAAAAGGCCTCGCAGACCACCCTCGACCAATACTTGGGACGCATGACCGGCAATTGCCCGCCACAGCTTGCCCAACTTCACCAGCAAGATCTGGTCGACGGCTGGCTGCTTGAAATGAGACAGGTCGTCGGTCAGACGCTTCAACTCTGTCAGCAATACATGGCCGAGGATCATGTGGTGAGGATCGTCGGAGAGCTTCAGCGGCCTTGGAATGCCGGAAGGAGCGAAGTACAGGGCATGTTCGATATCTCCCTTGAGTTCGATATCCGGGATCTCAATCATGAGCTTCTGAAAGAAAAGTTCGGCCTGCTTCAAGCCGTTTTGGCCAATGACCGATTCGGTCGCGTCGATTACAGCAAGTTCACTGAGATCATGTTCCGCTCCATCGATCCGTGCATGGCAAGTGCTGTCCTGCAGCCGATGGATCAGGCCACCCAGAGTCAGGTGGCCAATGAGCAATCCGCCCTTACCCAAATGGTTGCCGGGATCGAACCACCGATGCAACCGCAGCCTGGCATGAATTATCAACTTCGACTCCAGACCCTTCAGCAGTCCATCCAGATGAACCCCGAGTTGCAACAGATGATTGCGGCTCGCCCGGTACTTTCCAAAATGGTGGAGAATCGGATCAAATTCCTCAGCTTTCAGATCCAGCAACAAGGCAATGCCCAGATTGGCCGGGTCGGTACCCAACCGGTGCTGCAGGCAGGTCAAGGCCAGCAATCCCAGCAACCCCAGCAGTAAGGAATAATGAATTATGAAGAAACTTTTTTGTATCTTTTCGTCCCTCATGTTTCATCGTTCATCCTTCTTTCAACCAAAGGTTGAAATCCTCCGCGCCACGCGGATGGATGACGCCCAGCTCCTTGCTGCGCTTTCAGTCGACAGCGATCACCCCGTCCTTCAAGCAATGCTGGAGGTGATTGACCGGGCAAGGACGGAGGCACGGAGTGAGGCCAAGGCTATTATCAAGAGCGATAGGGAAACCATCTTTGCCCTAGGCAGCGAACATGGCCTCGACCGCCTCGAAGAATACCTGCTCAACCTCCGCGCCGAAGCCATGAGGCAACGTCAGGGTTAACTTTAAACAACTTATGCCAATGACCTTCTCCGCGATCGAAAGATTGCGTGACGGGCTTGGTAAGGCTAACCCGCTAGCCTTGGACCAGGTGACGATCTGGGGCGGGAAAATTTGCTAGTTCAAGTTTCTCCAAAGCGGGCCTCATGCTCCGTGAGAACTGTCTAGCCGTCAGGTGCAATGAGGGCTGTCTGCGAATGTGGGCAGAGCGACCTGATCACCTGACTCCATTTTAGGAAGGGCGGTGCGATAGCGAGGCGCTGTGCATGGCGAACGTGTAGCCCGTCCCTTCCTTCATTTTTCATCGGAGGTCTCTGACCTCGGATCTTTGATCTCAAAAATCCCCCTTAAGCTCGGCACCCGCGGCTCGTACTTTCCGCGTCATGCGACCTTCCTGCGTTCCGGTCATCTCCGCATTAAGCGGGGAAAATGAAGCGCTGATTCTGGCGTCCTGAGCGCCGTACAAACCTCATGAGCGAAAGCACCAAAGCAGTATCAGACCCACTGGAGTCCGCCTACAGCGACATCCTGGATCACCTCCCGCCCGAAGTAGCCGAGGCACTAGGCCAAAGTAAAGGCCAAGGCGCATCAGCCAAGGCATCCAAAGCCGAAACCCCAGCTGCCGAAAACGAAGAGGATGATGCGGAAGAAATTGAAGAGACTCCCGAAGAAAAGACAGAGCAGACGGAGCAGACAGAGCAGTCAGACGAGGAAGATTCCGAAGATCCCGAGGATCTCGAAGATCCCGAGAGCAAAGATGAAACGGAGGACAAGTCCACTAGGAAGCTAGAAAAGCGCATCGACAAGCTGACCCGCCGACGTAAGGAGGCAGAGACGCTAGCCGAATCGCTGAAAACGGAGAACGAGCAACTCAAAGCCGACATTGAAAAGCGGAGCGTGATCAAACTGGAGGCAACTCCGGAGGATCCGCTTGCCGACCTCGATGACGCCGGAGAATTGGAAGCCAAGGTTTCTGCGGCCAAGAAGGTACGCGCCTGGGCACTACAGAATCCGGACGGAGCCACGGTGACTAATGCCGATGGATCCGAGCGCTATGTGGATCGCGCTGAAATGGCAAAGTTCATTGCCCAGACCGACGCGCTTCTCTCCGACCATGCACCATCCCGCCGCGAGTATCTCCGCGAACGCGAAGCCATCCTCCCCGAGGCCAAGGCGACCTATCCGGCGCTTTTCAAAGCCGGAAGTCAGGAACATCAGGTGATGGTGGATACCCTGAGACGGGTTCCCTCGCTTAAACGTCTGCCCGGCTACGAGCTCGTCATCGGTGACGCGCTGGCCGGGATGAAGCTCCGCCAAGCCTCCGCTCAGTCCAAGTCCGATACTGCAAAGGCAGCCACCGCAAAGCAATCAAGCGCCAAAATGGGTGCCAGGGCCATTGCCCCGGCGATCCCCAAGGCATCGGCCAGCAGGCCGCCCGCCGCAAGCACGCGAGAAAAATCCAATGAGCGCGATCGAGTCCTCTCGTCCGGGCGCATGGATGACCTTGCCGCGTATTTCGGCGGGTAGACCCACCTGACCTTCAACCAACCGACCTAACCAAAATCACCCAATACATTCGGGTCAAATGACCCACCAAAACAATGGCAGCAACAAGTTACATCAACAGCATCGGAAAGAGGGAGGACCTCTCCGACATCATCGCGGTCGTCGACGCTAAAGAAACCGTCCTGACGTCCAGCATCAAGAAAGGAAGCAAAAAGCCCTCCAACGCTTATGTCGAGTGGCTCGTGGATTCTTATCCCTCGACATCGACTTCCGGCACCGTCGACGGCACTGAGGTCAGCTACAGCAGCGCAGCCGACTTTGCTTCGACCCGCTACCGCATCGGCACCTATATCCAGCAGTTCCGCCGTATCCCCGGTGTCAGCCGTTTGGAGGAAGTTATCGCTACCGTTGCCGGTATCAACAACCCTGATCCTCAGGGTGTGGCCGGTGCCACGGAGTTCGCCCGCGCAAAGGCCAAGGCAACCGTCATGGTCAAGCGCGACATCGAATCGACCTTCCTCTCCGCCAACGGAGCGGCAGCCGATGACGGAAGCACTCAGGCCTACAACACCCGTGGTCTCGGCAAGTGGCTTAGCTCAACGGCTGATTCGGTTGCCCTGGGTCAGTCCAATGTCTTGCTTAGCAGTTCGCAGATCTACTCGGGCACGCTTGCAGCCTTTACCGAAGACGGTCTTCGTGGAGTGCTTCAGCAGCGCTGGAGTGTGACGGGACGCGGCGGTGACCTCCTCGGTATCATGGGAAGTGACCTCAAGAACTCCATTTCGGATTTCTCCCGTTACCTTCCTGCCAAGACCATCAGCAGCAGCACGGCAAGCCCCGTCCGCTATTACAACGCCAACATCGCCGACAAGACGATCTCCACATCCGTGGACATCTACAGCGGTGACTTTGGTAACATCGAGCTGCACTTGTCCGCATTTGTGCCCAACACAAAGACCGGTTACATCATCGATCCGGAGTTTGTTGAAATGAGGACCCACACGGCTCCCAACTTCACCGAGCTGCCTGACCTTGGTGCTGGTCGCCGTGGAATCGTGGAGGCGATCGTCGCCCTGGTTCCCACCAACCCACAGGCTCACGCCAAGATCTCGGCTTCCTAAGTCCGGATCGTGATATTGAGCGTCCGTCCCGCACATTCGGGGGCGGGCGCTCCCTTCACGAGCTAGAAAATGAACCATAGATGAACGAGCAACTTGTAGCACCGATCGAGGCCTCTTCTGCGGTCCTGAATGAATTCCGCAAAGGATTCAAAGCCCATGCCGTTCATGCGGCCATCCGCCAGGAGAAGATCAACGCTTATTCCGCACGGATTGAGAACTCTTCCAAGCTCATGGATGGGATCGGTCAACTCAAATACCGTATTGATGCCGACCTCCATGCCCACATGAAGCAAGTCTTTGGTCCCGATTGTTGGAAGGATCCAGCTTTTACGGATGCTCTGGAGCGGGATGGGGTCATCGTACGGGTCAAGGGGATGAGCGACACAATCATGAGCTTTGCGAAGCAAAGCGGTGACGATAATCGATTGTCGAAGGTCGAGAGCCAGAAGACCGAAGCTGAAGCCATTATTGCCAATCACACCTTTCCTGAGGAGGAGCTTCCGGAACCCTCCACCGAGGGAGTGGTCGATGGCACCGAAAGCACCGATCAGGTGGTCTCATGATTCATTCCTCTCGCCTTTCTCCTTCAGCCTTTTACCTTTCCTGATGCGTACCGTCACCTTTAAGAGCGTCATCGATGGAGCCCTGGCACGCATGGGCCTGGATCCATCCATCACGCCAGCCTCCAACACGCTTGCGGCTTTTACCGAATATGCCAATAGCGCCCTCCGAGCTGCGCAGGAAATGTATCCATGGCCCGATTTTGTCAGGTACGAAAACCGGCAATTCTATGCCAATTGGAGTGGATCGACCTCGTACAATACGGGCGACCTTGTCCTTGGAAGTGATGGGAATTATTATCAAGCGGTTGCCGCATCCGTGGGGACTGATCCGACCACTGATTCCAATGATACTTCTTGGCAGCTGGCCAGTTCGGCAACTTTCACCAATGGCAGCGGCATCCTCTTTGCAATCAGTTTGGATCAGGTACTTAACGGCACCACTCAAACCCCGATCGGTGAGGTCATTGGGGTGTGGAAGAGCGATCCGCGCACCAACCGCTATGCCACCCCGGTCAACTGGATGCTGACCAATGACGGAGTCGTCGTTGGGGAAAACGGATTATCAGTCACTTCAATTCCCTCCACGGTTTGGGTGGCCTTTTGCCTGAGGCCGACAGTCTACACGACCGGCAGCTACTCAAACAATGATACCACCTTCCCCTACATCCTGGCTGAAGCCGTAAAGTATGCCATCTGTGCCGAGGCTCAGCGCGAGGATGGTCAGTTTGAAAAAGCATCGGCTCATGATGCCAATGCCCTCCAGTGTCTCAACATCGAGTGGGACAAGTTGGAGATGAAGCAGGGTCAGCAGGGCCGTTTTGGATCCATGGTGCGGTAATCCGCCTAAAGCACTAAAAATCACCTTAAGCGTTAACCACTAAAAACCTATCTTCTCACGCGAGAGCCTCACCCGAAAAACCCATGCAACCAAACATTCAAATCAAAGGAACCAGTGTTCCAATGACCATTGCGTCCTCAACTACAATAACAACCGGGGGAACGGCCCAGGCGGTCTTTGCGGCAACCCGCAGGCATTATCTTTTGTTTCAGAATACCAGCTCGGGCACGATGATGCTCACCATCGACGGATCCACCCCAAGCGCAACCAATGGAATGGCGTTGACCCAGAATGCTGGTTACGAAGCCACTGCGGCTGTCTCTTCAAGCGCAATTCAAGTCTGGTGCTCAACGACCGGAGCCACCTTCTACGCCATCCAAGGTTAATTTTATGGGATTATTTAATTCCGCTTCCGGTGGAGGACTTGGCATTGCCGATTCAGATTTGCAAGGTTACTTGGATCGCGCTGGAGGTCAGTCGAAGTTCACGCCAACCGAGATTAATGCTCTTGCTTTGTTGGTAAGGGATTTGAAAGATACGGGTCTTTGGAGAAAGCTGATTGCTTTTTATCCATTTGCGGGGCGATCGGCATTCCCCGCCGCTCAAAATCTTATTTCTTCGGCCTACCCGTTGACTTTTAATGGGTCATGGCAATTTGCCTCTTGGGGGGCAAGAAATGCTGGAAGGGGAGCTTATGCTGATACTGGATTTTATCCAGTCACAGGGTTTCTTATGACGCAAGCTGGTCAAAATGGCATTCCAGCTTCACCAAATGTTAGCTTTCGGTCTGGAAGTTTTGGTTGCCATCTCCTGCAAAATTACGCTTCCGCACAAGTAACCCCTCAGGAATTTTATCAAAACCCAACAGGTGTTTATGGGTATTGCACAAACGGTTCTTCAACGGTCACTTGTTCAGCTTTACCTTGGGCATTAACGGCGGGATCATCAGTTACGGGTTCGGGAATCCCTTATGGAACAACGGTCTCTGCGGCTTCTTCTGGGGCAACTTCAATCACTTTGTCAACCCCTTACACGGGGGTTACTGGTTATCAAAATTTAACCATTCAATCGGCGGCTGTTGGAGCTTCTACAAGCGTGGGACTTCAAGCAAACAATCCCTCTGGAACCGTCGTTGCAAATTTTCCGGCATATTCCGGTTATGGGACGGGCACTTGCACCAATGCGGAGGGAACCTTTATTTGTTCTTTTAAAAATTCTGCTTGGACAGATTCCACGGCAATTACAAACCCCGATATTGACTCAATTATTTGGCAAGGAACTCCTTCTGGAATCACATCAGTTTATTCCAAGTTGAATCAGAATGTGGGATATGCCTCTGGGAATAATTTCTACACCTTTTCTGGTTCTATTTTGATCGGTGGTCAGTATTACCCAACTGCGGGAACCGTCACTTACAATGGGGTGGTTTACCCAATTCAAGCAACCACTCAGAATATTATTGATACATCCTATTCTCAAAATTTCAGCACTACGGACAAACCATTTAATTGCGCTTTTCTTGGATATGGATTGTCCCAAAACGATGCGGCGTCGTTAAACACGATAATGTTTAGCTTTCAAACCAATCGTGCTGTGAATTTCTCTTCTCGAATTATCGTAACTCAAGGCGATAGTATCATGTCTGCCTTTTTAAGCCGTTATTCGAATAATGGGCTTCCGGGCATTGGATTTGGTGCTGTTGGGGAATTATTATTTAACAAGCCATTCAGCGAATTAACACCTAGCAATTTGTTGACTTATGCAATTGGTGGGACTCAAACCACTTCCATGTTGACGTACTACCCATACACCGCGGGGAATGTTCAATTAACGGCAACTTGCACAAATGGTTCTGCAACAATAAACGTGAGTGCGTTACCAACCGCGCTTTATGCAAAGACTATTGTAACGGATGGTTCTGGATACTCTTCAACGGTTGCAACAACGGTTTATTCGGGAGCGACATCAGTAACATTGTCAACTGTTTACACTGGAACCACGGGTAGCAAAACTCTTACTTTTACATCTCCGGGATATGGTGCTGGAAATACATTTATTGTATGGGCCGGAACAAACAATCTGGGACAACAATTGGTTTATAATGGATCGCAAACTACGGCAAATTCCACCGCTGACACAGCTTATTCAAACCTTCAAAACATTTGGGCCTTAGCCCGTAGGGATGGGTATTGGACAGTGGCTTTTACGGTTTTGAAACGCAGTGACTTTCCCGCAGGCACCACTCAAGACAACGCAAGGATAAGACTCAATAACAATATCAAAGCCTCGGTTGGAACTTATGTGGATCAAGTGATTGATGTGGAAAGTGTCTTTTCTTACGCGGACGTAACCTCAACATCGTCTTTTACGCCTCCTCTTATGGCGTTTGACAATGGGGCAACGATTTCTGGTGCGCCGCAAGTTTATAATAATGGGTCATTGGCAACTGGTTCTTATGTTCACCCGACCACGGTGGGTCAACAAAAAATCTGGGCGTATGTGGCGCAGTATTTGAAGTAACCCCATGACCTCCGAGGCCCGGCAAAACCTCTTGGATAGCGCGGCCAAGTTCGGAACGATCATCACCCCGATCGGGGTTATCCTGATCCTGCTTCTGCAGACCCAATTTGTCGGAAGAAAGGAGTTCCAAGACACTTCGGAACGTCTGGATTCCCGTGTGCAAAAGATGGAGATCGCCCTGGTGCAACTCGTGGAACAGAACAAGGTCAACGACCGTCAAGACCTTCAAATTGTGGATCATGA